GAATTTCATCTGCTGTTTTAAATATTTCTTTTTCTTCTTTATTAAATAATTTAATATTTTGTATAGAACCTCTCTCGTTTGAAATATCTTTCCATACTTTTTCTCTTTCTACAAAATTGAGTCCTTTCTTTTTAAGAAGCTTTTCTAAGTATTTGTTCTTTACTTTGTAATTTCCGGAGAGAGTTTTGTGCGTATATACGTTAGCACGATATGGCTCAATACTAGGGGAAGTACCACCACATATAATAGAACTACTGGCATTAGGAGCAATAGCCAAAAGATGAGCGTTGCGATTGTTACTACCATGTACATCAGGAGCTTCTCCCCTAGCCTCTGCCAAGAGCCTATTCGATTTAATAGCTTCTGATTTAATGTGCGAAAAAATAATATTATTGATGCTAGTTTGTTGGAGACCTTGAAAAGATAATCCTTTACTCTGGAGATAAGAATGGAATCCCATAGCTCCCAATCCAATAGACCTTTCTCTGTAAGCTGAGTACGCAGCTTTGACCAACCCTTCTTTACCTTCTTTAACATATGTTTTAAACCTCTTAAAATTTGCAGTGTAACCACCTAACTTATCTGTGTACACTATTTCTCCAATGAAATGTTCTAATACATTATCGAGCATTGTAATTAAATCTTCGATAAACTGTTCGTCATTTCTCCATTCATCAAAGTACTCTAAGTTTACACTTGACAAACAACAAACAGCAGTACGTTCATCATTAGTTGCTAGTGTAATCTCTGAGCATAAGTTACTCTGATTAATTTTTAAACCTAACTCTTTTTGCTTTTCTGGTAGAGCTTCATTACATGTATCTATATTAATTAAGTAAGGCTCACCAGTTTCTGCACGAGTCTCAAGTAAACGCATCCATAGTTCTCTAGCACTAATAACTTTAGTAGGCTCATTAGTTTTAGGGTCTATCAATCTCCATTCATCATCAGTCTTGACAGCTTCTAAAAATTCATTAGTTATATTAACTGCATTGTGCAAGTTAAGATTCTTCCTGTTTATATCACCACCAGAAGACTTACGCATATTAATAAACTCTTCGATCTCAGGGTGAGATATATCTGAGTATGCAGCATAACTTCCTCGTCTTGTAGTGCCTTGATTAAAGGCAAGCATCTGAGAGTCTACGACATGCATAAACGGGATTGATCCAGTAGAACGAGAACCGTTGCCAGTTGACACCCCATCACTCCTAACATCTCCCCAATATCCACCGATACCTCCACCTGAACTTGCGAGCCAAATGTTTTCATCATAGTGATCAGAAAGACCAACCCTCGAATCAGGTACATAATTGAGAAAGCAGCTAATAGGTAAGCCACGAGTTGTTCCCCCGTTACTAAGTATAGGAGTGCTAAACATAAACCAATGATCGGATGCATAATTATATAACCTCTGTGCTAAATTAAAATCTATGCTACCTTTGTATGTAGCTCCAAAAACTGCAGCTCTTGCAAAAGCTTCTTGTGGACTCTGTTCGTTTTCCCAGTAGTATCTGTCTTGTAATGTATCAATACTAAACTTATCTAGTTTCTTATCTTTGTTATAATCTATTTGAATACCTAAATATTCTTTAATCATCTGTGTCTCCCAAATGATACTCAGTATCTTCTAAAGCTATGGCTATTATAGCATAGTGAATAATTTTAAGTAAATCTAATTCAGGATCACCACCCTCTTTCTTACCACATCTCATAGCATATTTCATAATGTTACCCATACAGAAACCTTTACCATGTCCTGCATCAATAATCATATCGGTTGCTTGATACTTACCTTGTGCATAATGTCTTTCGTATGTACCATCAACATATCTTTGTATTTGTTGTATGATATTTTCTTCGTTAAATTTGTATTCCATTGTATCTCCTTAGTGTATTGTAGCATCAATTGGTATGCCATGCAATCTTTCATCAATCTTTATACTAAGTAACTCTTCAAGTTTCATTAGTATTTCTAATTCTATTTCATCAGCATTACTACCTTGAAATATAGAACCACCTACGATAAACAGTAGTTCCTCTAATTTTAATTCATCTAAATTTATTTCAACTGCCATGATTATTTAGTAACTCGTCTAGAGTTATATTTATATTTTTCTTTAATTGTTTCTCTACCCATTTGTGATTCATAAATGAGTGATGGATAGTGTATCCTTTGTAATAATATTCTTGATCTGGTAGTGCTTGGTTTAAAGTTTGTTGAGTTACTTTGTCAGTATCTTCTGTTAATAAACTATTTATCCAATCTATTTGAAGTTCTTCTGCTCGTTTACGTATTAGTTTACTTTTCTTTCCATTCATGGGTTATCTCTTTAACTCTTGGTTCATTGACCATATCCGTGAAAAACACAGGACCTCTTGCGTAATCAAAGATACGCAGTCCTTGTCCATTATTAGATTCCGAGTGGCATTCTAGCTTGTGAGGACACCATACACATTCTCTCGGAAGTTTGAAGTTGCCCTGAGTTCCATCTGCTATCGGTTGATAACATAACTCAGGGGGTTCAGGCTTTTTTAAAGTTGCCTTTAACCCTTTAATTTTAGACTTTATATCAGGTTTGTCAAGTTCATCTGGTCTAAAGAACCAAAGTTCTCCAGTTTCTTTATTGATTGCAAGAAAACCTCCTTGATCTGTACCCTCTGCTTCTTCATATCCGGCAAGCTGTGCCATATATCCGAAGCTATCATTCTCAGGTAAAGTTCCATTCTTAAATTTATTAAATGCAAAACCAGATGTAGATTTAATATCAACTACTTCTCCATCTATTTTACAATCCATATGACCTTTGATACCACCTACATTTACTTCTTTCTGTTGATCAGTAATCTTATGTCCAGATAATTTAACAAGGAAGACTACAAGAGCTTCTAGTATGTGACCATACAAAAACTTAATCATTAGTGTAGCTTGTAAATCTTTTGCTTTGATTTTAGAATGTTTGTTATACCAAAGTTGTCGAGCAGGTTTACCTATGTTAGACATGCGTAGAGAATCTTTAGTCTTGGGTTGCTTCTTAACCCAGTCTCGCATTGCTGCTTTCATATCTTCACCAAATGAATCAATCATTTCTTCTGAAATATCTAACCCTTCTCCTTTTGTTAAAGGTAGAAGAGCTTTGTATATATCAGGTACTATATTTTCTAATTTCTTTTTCATTTATGTTTAACAAATCTTAAACTTCTATTTCTTGGATCAAAAGCTAATATTTGAACTCCTAGTTCTACTTGTTTTTTTGTACGACCACCACCTGCTGTAGCTTTCATACTTTTATATCGTTTATCTCTACGTTTAGTTTTAACATCTATTAAGATTGTTTTACCATTTTTATCTATTGCTATCATATCTACTGGACCAGTACATCCTGAGTTTTGAAATACTTCGTATCCATTATCCCATAACCAAGTGACTGCATAGTACTCTGCAAAGTCTCCTGTTCTACTTTGACCTTTAGTGTGTTTCACTCCAATTATCTCCTATTTTATATTCACCGGTAAGAGGACAACGTAACTTGTAATACTCACCTGCTTTTTCTATACAACCTACAGCTAACTCACCTACGAAGTCTGCTATATCTTCTCTAACTTCCATTTGCCATTCATCATGAATATTAGCTACGAACCTAGCATCTAAAGAATTTAATTTTAACAAACTCTCTAGCATAAGTAAAGCTCTTTTCATAACGATTGCACCACCACCTTGTAGTAAACTATTCAGTGCTGCATGTTCACTTCTAACATAAATTTTACGACCATCTAATCCTTTGAGGTATCCTCGTTTAGCTGCTTTTGATACCCTTTCTCTAAGTAATTTAAGTGATGGATTATTATCGAGGAAAGACTTTCTAAGCTTTGCACCATCTCTTTGGTTTCCTCCAACCACACTCCCAATCTTTGCATCTCCTGCTCCGTATATGAAGGCATAGATGAATGTCTTTGCCTGATCTCTTGATTTAAGTCCTGCAGCTTTCTGATTAGCTGTGTGTATGTCTCCTTCTGTAACTTCATTTGTGTATTCCTTATCATCCATATAGTGTGCTAACATTCTTAATTCTAAACCACTAGCATCTATACCTACTAATTTATAACCATCTCTAACGGTCCAACATGACCTACATTCTTTACCATATTCACTTGCAACACTAGGAACTTGTGCAACATTTGGAGCACGATGCGACATACGACCAGTAATTGTACCATTAGGTATAACAAAACCATGAACTCTGTTATCTTCTTGCACAGCTAGAATCCATGAATCAATTTGAGCTATACGTTTTTGGAGTAACAGAAACTCTGCTATCAACCTAGCTTCTGGAATATTTTTTACTTTAGCTAAAGAAGATTCATCTACAATCGGTTGACCAGTAGGAGTAAACCTATTAGGTTTCCAACCAAAGTCTGTAAGATATTCACCAATCTGTTTACGAGAACCTAAGTTAAAAGGTTGTAGTTTTTGTCTCATAAATGGTTTGTAATCACCAGAAGTAATGAGTCTGTCGTACTCTTCCGAAGTCAATCCTGATTTAGATAATGTTCCATCTTTCTTTAACTTAGGAAAGACTTGTTTAATATCTACCATCTTAGGTTTAAATACTTCCTGTACTTCTTTCTCAACTTGGAACATACGTTCCTTGAGCTGAGCAACAAGCATCATTGCATACTCTTGATTAAATTCAAAACCATTGTCTTCTTGATCTTTTAAAACCTCTGCTACTCCATGCTCTAAATTAATAGACTCTTCATCAAAGTTCTCACCTTCTTTGAGTAAGCGTTGATATACTTTCTCATTCAAGATTACATCTTGTTGACAATATTTTAACATGTTTTGTGAAAAGGAATCCCAATCTTCTGGTTGTTCATTCTTAGGAAAACCTACAATGTATCCCCACGTTTTTAAACTGTGTCCATTCTCACGTACCGGATTAAACAATCTAGACATCACCAGTGTATCTTTAATTACATGTTTAGATAAATCTATGTTATATAATTTTTTGATAACAGGTAAATCAAAACCTAAAATGTTATGACCAATCAAAGAATCAGCAGAGTTATCC